GCGCGAAGGCCGAAGCGGCTCAGATGGCGGCTGCTCAGCAACAGCAACAGGCTGAGGTGATTCAGAAGGCTGGACCGACACTCGTCCAGGCCGCTCAAGCTGAACAGGGGGTCATGTGAGCCAGAAGCAGAGCCTTGATAAGTTCAAGGGCAAGATCATCGACTACAAGCAGACGTTTGGAAGCCCGCACGGACAGCGGGTTTTGCGTGACCTCATGAAGAGGTTTCACATCATGAAAAGCACTCATGTCTCAGGGGACCCCTATGAAACCGCCTTCCGTGAAGGTGAGCGGCATGTGTTGGTCACTCTCATGAGTACGCTGAAGATCGACCCGGATAAGCTCGGGGAGATCATGAAACAAGGAGAGAATGAATGAGCGTTCTAGACACCCCCCCGATTACTCCACCTATCACTCCTCCCGTTGATGGCGGTGGCACTCCCCCTGTTGCCTCTTGGCGCGACTCACTTCCTGAGGACATTCGCGGGGAAGCCTCGTTCCAGAAGTTCCTTGATCCGGGCGCTCTCGCCAAGTCCTACCTCCACTTGGAGCGTATGCAGGGCGCAGACAAGATCCCCCTCCCCGGCAAGCACGCGACTGATGACGACTGGAAGAACGTCTACAAGAAGCTCGGGCTCCCCGAGACCTTGGACAAGTACGAGATGGACGTAGGCAAGGACGCGAAACTCGATCCAGCCATCTTGGGCAAGTTCAAGGAAGCCGCTCACAAGGCGGGCGTTCTCCCCAAGCAAGCCGTCGAGCTCGCCAAGTGGTTCGACCTCACGAATCAGGAAGCCCTCGCCGGTCAAGACACCGCACGGAAGGCTGAGGAAGAAAAGGGAGTCACGGCTCTCAGGCAGGAGTGGGGTCAGGGCTGGGACAAGAAGGTTCAGGCCGCTCAGACTGCTCTCGCCGAACTGAAGGACACCGGGCTCGCGGAAGAGATCAAGAAGCTCGGGTTAGATAACAATCCTGTTCTGATCAAGGCGCTCTCCAAGATTGGTGAATCCTTTTACGAGGATAAGCTGCGTGGTGAGGGTGGAAGCATGGGCGGTATGACCCCGGCTGACGCTCAGAAGGAGATCAATAAGGTCATGGGCGAGTCCACCCACCCTTACTGGAACGTCAGTCACCCGAACCACAGAGCCGCGACTGAAGACATGGCGAAGCTCTACGGCTACCTGAATCCGTAATTTATACACAAACGTAGTTGATTAAAGCGGCGGTTATCCTGTCTAATAGAAGTATTGGGATAATCGCCGTTTCTATGCAGTGACCCCAATCGCAGGACCCTAGCGTTCTGCCGCCTTAAGGTGGGCCGTTACCACCCGAGGGGAACCCAAGCCGGGCTTGGATAATTCTACCGACCAAAACTCATCATTTTGATCACGGAGTTATCCATGTCGTCACAAGTCACTACCGCGTTTGTACAGCAGTACGGCGCTAACGTTTTCCATCTTTCTCAGCAGCAGGGTTCGATGCTTCGTGCTGGTGCTCGCGTTGAGCGCCAGAAGGGCAAGACCGCGTTCTACGACCGCATCGGTCTGGTCGCGGCTCAGCTCCGTACCTCCCGGCACGGCGATACGCCTCAGCTCGATACGCCCCATTCCCGGCGCATGGTCACCCTCTCGGACTACGAGTGGGCCGACATGATCGACTCTCAGGACAAGGTCCGTATGCTCATCGACCCGGCTAGCGATTACGCTAAGGCCGCGGCCAATGCCTTCGGTCGGTCCATGGACAACGTCATGATTGCCGCTGCTCTCGGTACTGCCTACACGGGCGAAACCGGAACGGGCACTCAGGCGCTTCAGGACACGCAGAAGGTCGCGGCTCACACCTCCGGCACCGCTGCCAACCTGAACGTCTTCGCGCTCCGTAAGGCGAAGCTCATTCTGGATCGCAACAACGTGTCCAAGGGCCTCAAGCGGTATTGCGCAATCAATGCCTCGGGCCTTGAGTCGCTTCTCAATGAAACGGCTGTCACGAGCTCGGACTACAACACGGTCAAGGCTCTTGTTCAGGGTGAGATCAACACCTTCCTCGGTTTTGAGTTCATCCTCACGAACGAACTCATTACTCAGCCGAACGCCTTCACGTTCAACACCACGACTGGCCTGTACCAGAACGGTGGAACGTCCACCACGACTGGCAAGTCTATGATCGCTTGGGCTGAGGGCGGCATCCTCCTCTCCGTTGGCGAGGAAGTTGTCTCTCGTATCGGTGAGCGTGCGGACAAGGGTTATTCGACCCAGGTCTACAGCAAGATGTCCATCGGCGCGACTCGTCTGGAAGACGAGAAGGTTGTCGAAATCATCTGCGCTCAGTCTTGAACTTTGTAACTAAGGAGACTAGAAAATGGCTACTGAAGATCTTAAGGCCTCAGCGATTACTAACCGGGATGCTGTCCCCTCCGTCAAGAATGATGTCATTGTCGAAGGTGGCGTCATCCGTGAATGCATTGGCGCAGTCACGACCACGAGCGGTGTCACTGTCGGCTCGACCTACCGTATGGTTCAGGTTCCGTCGAGTGCGCGTGTTACGTCCGTGATTATCGCGGCTGGCGCGATGACTCAGGGACCGTTTGATGTGGGTGTCTACAAGTCTGTCCCTTCGGGCGGCACTGTTGTGGATGCCGACTTCTTCGCCTCCGCTGTGGATTGCAGCTCTGCTGTAGCCCTCACGGAGATCCTTACGGAGTCCACGGTCAACACGATTGCTAAGCAGGCTCAGCCTCTCTGGGAGGCGCTCGGCCTCTCGGCTGACCCGCAGATCATGTATGACATCGTTTGCACCTCGACCAACACGATCACGGCGGGCGCTGCCCTCCTGCTTAAGGTCAAGTACACCGTCAACTAAGTCTAGTCATCTGGGGGCTGGGTGGATTCGTCCGCCTGGCCCCTTTTCTTAAGGGGGGTTGATGTCTGTAACTAAGATCGGGATCGCAAACTCTGCCCTCATCAAAATCGGTGCTGAACGCATCTCCTCCATCTCTGAAACCAACAAGCGGGCTCAGTTCTGTAACGAACAGATTGAGAAGCTGAAGCGCGAAGTCCTCCGCGCTCACCCCTGGAACTTTGCTACCCTCCGTGCCGAGCTCGCTCAAACCGACGCTCCTGAGTGGGGCTATGATTACGCTTACGAGCTGCCCGCTGACTGTCTCCGCGTCCTGAAAGCAGTCGTAGACTCTGAGTTGGATGAGATCGAATACAAGATCGAAGGCGCGACCATCGTGACCGACGAGCCGATCCTCCGCATCAAATACATCTACGATGTGACGGACTACTCGCTGATGGACGACGCGTTTGCCGAGACCCTTGCTTGCCGACTTGCAGCCGACCTCGCCTACCCCATCGCTGGATCGAACACTCTTCAGGCGACGATGATGGCCGCTTACGAGGCGCAGCTCAAGCCAGCACGTTCCTATGACGGGCAAGAAGGCAGTGCTGAGCAGGTAACGGCCTCCTCATGGATTCAATCGAGGTACTGATTGCCTAGATTCAATCACATAAAGAACAGCTTCCTAGCCGGAGAGTTGAGCCCAAAGCTCCACGGCAGGACTGATCTTACTGAGTACGAGCAAGGCGCTGAAGAACTCTACAACGCTATCGTGCTGCCTCAGGGTGGAGCGTCTAGGCGTCCTAGTGATCGGTTCATCAAAGATCTCACCCTCTCAGGCCCGGCCATCCTTCTTCCGTTCGTCTACGCGCAGGACGAGTCCTATGTGGTTTCAGCGCACACTAACGGGAGTGATCCAAGAGTCTTCCTCTCTGATGGGACTGAAGGCGTTATTTCCATTACCGATAGTTCCAACTTTGATGATGCTGAAGTCATCCACACCGCTCAGAGCGCAGACGTTCTTTATTGTGCGAGCAAGGACTTCAAGCCACTTACACTCACTAGAACCGCCTCCAATGCCTTCGATATGGAGTATTACGACCACGAGATAACGGATGACCAGCTTTACAAGCTCTACCCGTTCCGTGACTCCAATACTTCAGCA